AAACTTCATTCAAAAAGGTCGTGCTCTTGGTGAACTTGGACACCCCGATGGTCCTACAGTAAATCTGGATCGTGTTTCCCATAAAATTACTTCTCTCGTTCAAGAGGGAAATAATTTTAGAGGAAAAGCATGTATCTTAAATACTCCTATGGGTAAGATTGCATCTTCTCTTCTCGATGAAGGTGTAATGCTTGGCGTTTCTTCTCGTGGTGTTGGTTCACTTAGAATGACCAATGAAGGTCATAAAATTGTCGGTGAAGATTTCATGTTAGCAACTGCTGCTGATATCGTTGCCGATCCTTCTGCACCTGATGCTTTTGTTCAGGGAATTATGGAAGGAAAAGAGTGGGTTTGGGAAGGAGGAATCCTTCGTGAACAACTCGCAGAGACAACAAAGAGACGTATTAATACTCTCGTTGATCAAAGAAGACTTGAGGAGCATAAGTTAAATCTATTTAACGATTTCCTTTCAAATCTTTAATTTATAAATAAATATAGATTAATACAAACATATCTAATCAAATGTCCGTTGGTAACAATTTACAAGAAATGGAAAACGTAGTAACCAAAGGCGCAGCTCCTGCAGAACCTATGCAAACCATGGGTGTTCCAGTGGAGGATCTAGGCGGCCCTACCCCAGAAAATTATCGTCCAGATGACGATTCAGCTAAGTTAAAAGAACCATCTTTAGCACAAGTCAGAAACGTTGTTAACGCTAAGGCAGTTAAAGCTGAAGAGGTAGAGGTTGAGGAAGAGGATACAATTTCTGAAGAGGAAATTGTTGACGAATATCAAGTTTCCGAAGATGCTACCGAAGAAACCGCCGAAGTTACTGAAGAAGGTGAAGAATACGGAGAAGTGGTAGTAGAGTATGATATCGAAGAAGATATCAACGCACTAATTGCTGGTGAGGAACTCTCTGAAGAATTCCAAGAAAAAGCAAGAACAATTTTTGAAACCGCAATTAATGCTAAGGTTTCTGAAATCAAAGAAGAACTTGAGTCTGCTTACGAAACTGCTTTAGTAGAAGAAGTTGCAGAAATCAAGACAACTTTAACCGAGCGTCTTGACGCTTATTTAGAGTATGTTGCTGGTGAGTGGATTCAAGAGAATGCACTCCAAATTGAGCACGGTCTTAAGACCGAAATGACCGAATCATTCCTCCAAGGAATGAGAGGACTTTTTGAAGATCATTATGTTTCAATCCCTGAAGATAGATATGATGTAATCGAGAGTATGGTAGAAAAACTTGATGAAATGGAAGATAAACTCAACGAGCAGATCGAAAGAAATATTGCTCTAAATCAAAGATTAGCTGAGTCGGTTGCTGATGTAATCTTTGCAGATGTCGCTGAGGGTCTTGCGATCTCTCAGAAAGACAAACTCGCTTCTCTTGCCGAAAATGTTGAGTTTGATGGTGAAGATACCTATCGTGAGAAACTAGTAACTTTAAGGGAATCATATTTCCCATCCAATGCTGGTACTCAAAGAGATGAATTCGAGACCATCTCAGAAGATACTGAAGTTCAAGAAACACTCTCTGAGTCTGTTTCTCCAAGAATGGAAGCATATCTTAGGACTCTCGGAAGAGTCGCTAGAAAGTGATTTTTAAATTATAGTCAAACTAAAACTTTTTTAAAGAGGTAAAAAATCAAATGCAAAACCAAGAGTATTTGCAGGAGAAGTGGGCCCCTATCCTTGACTATCAAGGACTCGATGCAATCAAAGATTCACATCGTAGAGCGGTAACCGCAACCCTGCTAGAAAACCAAGAAAGAGAACTCCGCGAACAGCAAGAGTTCCTGTATGAAGCTCCAACCATGAACCTAGGTTCTGGTGGTGCTTTTGGAGGAACCGCATCTAACGATAACGGAACTCCTACCGCTGGTTTCGATCCCGTCCTGATCTCCTTGATCAGACGCTCCATGCCAAATCTGATCGCCTATGATATCTGTGGCGTTCAACCAATGACAGGTCCTACTGGACTTATCTTTGCAATGCGCTCCCGTAAAGATTCTCAGACTGGTCCTGAGACCTTCTACGATGAGGTTGATTCTGCGTTCTCTGGTCAGAACCTAAACAGAACTCTCAACAGCGGTCACGACGCTGTTGGTTTAGGTACCACTGGTCAAAGTGGATCCAACCCTGGACTACTTGCTGGTTCCGATGCTTATAACGTCGGTCAGGGCATGACCACGCAAGAATCCGAAGGTCTAGGAGACACCGCTGATACTGGTGCCTTCAACCAGATGGCATTCAGCATTGAGAAAGTTACTGTGACTGCAAAGTCCAGAGCACTCAAAGCTGAGTACTCCTTAGAACTCGCACAAGACCTCCGCGCCATTCATGGTCTAAACGCTGAGGCTGAGTTAGCAAACCTCCTCTCTACTGAGATCCTCGCTGAAATCAACAGAGAAGTCGTTCGTACCATCTATAAGACTGCTAAGCCTGGTGCTCAAGCAAACGTTGCTACTCAGGGAACCTTCGACCTCGACGTTGACTCCAACGGTCGTTGGTCTGTTGAGAAGTTCAAGGGTCTGATCTTCCAGATCGAAAGAGATGCTAACGCAATCGCCCAGCAAACTCGTAGAGGGAAGGGCAACATGATCATCTGCTCCGCAGATGTCGCTTCCGCCCTAACCATGGCTGGTGTACTCGATTACACCCCTGCACTCAACGCTAACCTTAACGTTGATGACACTGGTAACACCTTTGCTGGTGTTCTCCAAGGTAAGTATCGCGTATACATCGATCCTTATTCTGCAAACGCTACAGACGTACAGTACTACACTGTCGGTTATAAGGGTTCTTCCCCTTATGATGCTGGTCTGTTCTATTGCCCCTACGTTCCTCTCCAGATGGTTCGTGCCGTTGGTCAGGACACCTTCCAACCCAAGATCGGATTCAAGACTCGTTATGGTCTTGTTGCTAATCCATTCGCCCAAGGTCTTGACGTTGGTAATGGTGCTCTTACCAAGAACTCCAACGTTTACTACAGAAGAGTCAAGGTGGCTAACCTCATGTGATCATCCGTTCACATTTTCTTCAGAGGGTTCTTCGGAACCCTCTTTTTTTATCTAAATATAATTAAAGTCTAAGTATTAAAAATGAGACCTACCCCCAAAGAATCCAAAAAAATTCATGAGCACTACGAAAAGGTAGTAGAGCATCTTATTGAAGAAAATTATGCAGCAGATAGAGAAGGTGCTGATATGATTATTAGTGGTATGAGTGAAGAATGGTTTAATTTAATTATTAATTGAAGGTCTGGTAATGGCAGTAAACCCATTTAATAAACAATTAGATAACAGAAACTTTTTATCACCTGTTGGATTTAACTTTACTCTAGCAAAGTATCCAAAAGTTTCTTTCATGTCAAATTCTGCCAAGATACCTCAAATCACATTACAAACTGCTCAGCAGAACACATATTTAAAAATGCTTGATGTTCCTGGTGATCAGTTAACCTATAGTGATTTTACATTAAAATTTTTGGTAGACGAAGATCTTGTAAATTACAAGACCATTCACAATTGGTTAACTGCTTTGGGTTTTCCAGAAACTACCCAGCAGTATGCAGACCAATATTATAGTAATGGTAAAAATGATATTAATAACTTTTTTAGTGATGGAACTTTAGTTATTTTAAATAGTAATTACATTGGGAAAGCCCAGGTTAAATTCAAAGATCTATTTCCAGTATCATTAACATCACTTGACTTTACTGCTACAGATACTGACATAAACTACTTTACAGCAGAGGTTAGTTTCAAGTATACTGTGTATAACTTACTTGACATGCAAAATAAACCATTATGAACCTTGAGAAAATTCAGGAGATGTGGGAGCGTGACTCTCAGATTGATCCTGATAACCTACATGATGAATCTTTAAAAATTCCTCAACTTCATGCAAAATATTATACATTATACAACACAATTACTTTATTAAAAGAAAAAGCAAGAGAATCGTACAATAAAGTAAAACTTGAAAGATACAATTACTACACCGGAAAGGCACCTATAGAGGTCTATGAAGAAGAACCCTTTCCGTATAAAGTTAGGGAAAAGGACGCCATACAGAGGCATATGGACGCCGATGAGAAACTGAATAGACTCGATATCAAGTTACGATATTATGATGTAATGCTTCGTTTTTTAGAAGAGATTATCAAGACTATTTCTAATAGAACTTATCAAATTAAAAACGCTATTGAATGGCATAAATTCCAAGCAGGTTTTAACTAATGGATGATGACTATCTTTACGAACAAGACTTTGATGAAAATATTCCATATATGCAAATAGATATGGGAATTGAAGACATAAGGCAAATCTATGAGTCTTTATGTCTTCATTCCGAAAACTGGGTTTCTTGTCCAGATAAAAAGGAAAGGATTGAATCTTTAAAAGATTTTTTTAATCGTCTTATTTTGGAATATAAGTTTAGAATAGAGGAATAAATATCCATAGGTGAAACTTATGGGTTATGTCTCATTTGATTATATCGAAAAAGAACGAAGTATATCTTCAGGTAAAAGCAGAACCTCACGTCTTCTACGAACTAGCAGATCAGTTCACTTTTGAGGTTCCTGGCGCAAAGTTTATGCCCCAGTATCGCAACAAATACTGGGATGGAAAAATTCGTTTATTTAATACCCAGACTGGTGAGATATATGTCGGGTTATTG